CGTCGAGAGCCGGTAGATGTCATTGCCGAGAGGCGTGACATCGCGGAACTGGATCAGCTCGGCCCCGCCATCCGCATCGACCACCAGCGCTGCGTTGCGGCCATTGAGCAGCTGCAAATCGGAGACCGATGCGAGTTGGCCGTCGGGATCGCGCAGGCGCACCTCGACGACATTCGCCACGTCCCATGTCCAGACCGAGCGCGGCGGGCCGAGCGGTGCGCGCAAGGTGCCGATCAGCGCGGGGTCGCTGATGCGCGCCGGGATGTCCCAGTCCGCCCCGTCGCGCGAGCGAAAGAGCGACAGGCCGGTCCAGGGCCCGGCAACGCGCGGGGCGGCAAAGAGATACTGCCGCGTGGCCACGCCGCCGGTGTCATGGCGATCGCGCAGCAGTGGGACCTGCGGCACCACCCACCGCGAGGGCACATCGCCCAGCACGCCGGAGGACCGGACCCCGGAGCCGGTCGCGCCGATGGCGTCGGACAGATACGCAGACCCGATATGTCGCACGCCCTTCGCGCGCAGCTCCCAGTCCGCGCCGATCTCGATCTGCGTCAGCCGCACTGCGATCTCGGCCCCACCCGGGGCGTCCACGCGCAGCAGGTCGGTGGGATCGAGGCGCAGAAACCCCGGCCGCAGGGCGAACTCGATCCCATCGCGCTCGATCCAGGCCGATGCCATGAGGCGCTCGGCGATGCGTTTGGCCTCCGTGGCCTCGAGCGCCATGGGCAGCTCCACGTCGCGCTTGTCGCGCGAGCCCATGGTGGCCACCGGCTGCGAGACCCGCGTGGCGGATTGCGCGCCCTGATTGTAGTCGCCGCTATTGTCCTGATACGTGACGGTAATCCGCTCGGGCAGATCTGTCTCCTGCACGCGCTGGAGCTGCACGACGCGCCCCGTCTCGCGGGCGGGGACGAGATCGTCCGAAGTCAGACGCGGCGCGCCACCGGCAGACCGCGCCCTTGGAATGAAGCGAATCCGGTCATCGGACTCGACGGCATCGAAGGAGAAGGCCTGCGCCACCGGCTCTATCCCCGACCGCGCGCTGCCCTGCCGGCCGATGGCATAGCCCCGGAACACCGGTGCGCCGATTTGCGCAACGTCAATATCGGCCGGCCCGAGCCCGAGCCGCGCGCAGATATCGGCAACGACTGCACCCGGTGTCACGCCCTCGCCGGCGGTGCGGTTGAGAAACAGCCGGGTTGCGGCCGATCCGGTCTGCACATAGCCCGTGAGCGTGTCAGAGCGCGCATCATACCCCGCGGCCTCGCCGCCGCCGAAGATGCTGCCGGCGGCGAAGCCTTCGGTGAACAGGATCTCCGCGCCGGTGCGCAGATCGACCTGGCTGACCTGGGGCTCGCGATGCCACGCCATGCGCCGGCCCTCGGTGCGGGACGTCGCGATGGCCATGTTCTCCTTGCGTGTGGTGGAAAACGTAAAGAGCGACAACCGCGTCGCCCAGATCACCCCGTCATCCGGTCGCCATTTGACCGCGTACCGCCCCTCCAGCGCGCCGAGCGCGTCCGGAAACGCCAGCGCGCTGATCCACACGAGCGCGTCATCCACGGGATCGTAGACCGCGCCGGCCGGTTCATAGGCAAACCCCGTCGCGTCGGGGTGAATGTCACCCGGTGAAAGCGACCAGTCCCCGGCATTCTCGACGACAGGCTGAGGCGCGCCCGGGCGCACGCGCAGCCGCTCGATGGGAATGGTGCTGGCCGTGCCGGTGTTCGATGTGCGCAGAATCCACGCCTCGCCGAGGCCTTCACCCACGAGGCCCTGCACGATATTCTCGACATTGGTCGGCCCCGGTCCCATGCGCGGCAGGTTGGCGAGGAACTCCATGGTGTCGGCCCGGACGCAGCCATGACCGCCGCCGAACCGGCCCGAAGCGATCAGCACATCGACCGGCCCGGTCAGGCTGAGCGCGCGCATCCAGCCGAGTGTCGTCAGCGCCGCAAGCCCGCCGGAATTGTTGCTCAGGCTGTTGCTGCGGCGCCCGAAGCTGTCCACGATCGCCATCGCGTCCAGATCGATCTTCACGATCGGCTTGGTGTTGCTGATACCAACCTGAGTGTAGGCATACCCGTCGCCGCCGATGAAGCAGTGATCGAACCCGAAATTATCCTTGTAGAGGTTCAGCGCGTCGGCCAACGCGTCGGAAATCAGATCCTCGGGCCGCAATTGGGCCAGTTCCTCCAGCGTGCGCAGATCGAACAGCCGCAGACCGTCCGGGGACAGCATGAGCTGGCGCTGGCGCTGCCAGTCGGTTGACCCGTAGCTTGTCAGCACGCTGTCGAGCGCGCCGCCCGGCAGGTTGGTGCTCTTGAGCGCAGGGTACGCCGCCTGCGCATTGAAGGTCACCTCGGCGGTGATATTGGGGATGCGGTTGCCGAAGTTCTCCAGCGGCAGATCCTCGAACACCAGGTAGGCCAGCCCGCGAAAGGCCGGCGTCCGGCCATGGCCTTCCGTGGCCTCGATCAGCGGATCGGGCAGCTGGTCCTCGCCTCCCTCGTGGAAGCGGAACTCCAGCCCGGGGATCGACACGTCCGGATTGGTGCCGCGCGCGTCATGGATGAGCTTGCCGTCGGCCCAGATCCGGATGAGGTCGCCGGCCGGCCCTTCGGCGAGCCCGAGCGCGAAGGAGGCGTAGTAGCCATAGGTGGTCTGGCGCTGACCGCCGCCGCCCTTGCCACCCACCTTGCGGGTCTGGCGTTCCTCGCGGATCCCGGGCGCCCAGATCACGTTGCCGGAGGCGCGCATGGTGCCGTAGATGAGCGGAATGGGCGCGCCCCAGGCCGAGGAGGTCACCGACAGATCGCGCAGCCGCGGGCCCTCGATATCCGGCTGGTCGGGGCCGAACAGCAGCGAGCCGACGGTTGAGCCGATCAGCCAGCCGGCCTGCCAGCCAAGCCCGAGCGCCGTGCTGCCGAGCGCGCCCGCGCCGGCAATGGCCAGCACCGCCATCAGACCACCTCTGGGATGCGCCAGGCCGCGCGCCGGCGCGACAGCCATGGCTCGATCAGGGGCTCCTCCAGCACGCAGCGCCGCAGCGCATGCGCGTGCAGGAGATGCGGGACACCGTGCCGCGCAGTGAGGAACCCCGTGTGGCAGGGATAGCTGGTCTCGGCAAAGACCAGGATGTCGCCGGGGCGCGCCTCGGGCAGCGCGACCGGATCCAGCGCGCGGGCAAATTCCTCCAGCAGTCCGGTGCCGGTCGCGCGCCGGTCGTAGCCCGTCACATCGTGATGCGGCACGCCCAGGCCATCGGCGACGACGATCAGCAGCCCGATGCAGTCCACGCCGGCCGGCCCGCGGCCCTGATGACGCCAGCGCGCCCCGATCCAGCGGCGTGCTTCGGCAACGATATCCTCAGCGCGGATTGGTTCATTGGGCACTGGTTCACGGTACATTGGCTCACCGTGCATTGGGCGTCTCCGTCAGCTTGTCGGCCCCCGGCACGAAGGGATCGCCCCGGAAATTGAGTACATTGTCGAAGCGATCTATGCAGGTGGAGAGCCGCTTGTCGCAGCCCGGATAGATCTCGAACGCGTCCCCCGTCCCGACCGGGAAGGGTGGCGGGAAGGCCAGCACCAGATCGCCGGTCGACAAACTGGACCCTCTCACCTCGATGGCCCGGCCGCTGTTCTGCCCCGAGGTGAAGCGGATCACGCCGCCCGCGAACCAGTCATCGGGTTTGCCCTCCACGTCGATCGCCGCCGTGAACGACAGCGCATCGAGCGGTGCGGTGACAAGGCCCGGTCGCGTCCATTGCGGGTCACTGATCGCCACCCCGCAGCGCGCATCGCCGAGATCGGCGCGGCAGTCGGGCGTGTAGGGCTCGATCAGCCGCTGTGCGAGCACCTGGGACATGCCGCGCAGCTCGGTGCGCCACTGGCCCTCGCTCGACAGCATCACTTCGCCCAGCCAGCCGCGGCGCAGGCGGAGGGTGCCCTGCGACGGATCCTGCCAGTTGACCACGAAGATCCGCACCTCGGCCCCGTCATAGAGCCCGGCGCGCAGCGCGTCCGCCTCGAGCCCGGCATCGTCGAGCACGCCCTCGAGATCGACATTACCGACCGCAAGCCCCGCCTCGGAGGCCACGGCGGTGCGCGAATAGCCCGCGCGGGCGCGATAGATCTCGCCATCGACCGCGAGATCGCCATCGTGATCGGTGGCGCGAAACACCACACCGTCGCGGCGCGCCAGCCGCCAGCAGGTGGCCAGCGTGAGCACATCGCCCTCGAGATGCGCGGCCAGTTCGGGGGACACTGTCTTCATTCGCGGATCTCCACCACGGTGATCCGGCCCCATTGCTGCATCTCGAAGGTCTCCACGGTGAGATCGGCGGCATCGGTGTCGAACCGCGCCGGTACGTCGAACTCGTAGTCGGCTGTGACCGCGACGCCCTCAATCGGCGGTGTCGAGAACGTCACCAAGCCCGTCGCGTGATCGACGGAGACGCCATTGGTCACCTCAATACCGTCACGATAGACCGTGACCGTGCCACCGACCGGGCGCGTGATCCGGCGCTCGTGCACCACGCCACCGCTGTCATAGCGCCGCACCAGTTGGAACGCGGTCCGTTCTCCGTCGCCCGTCCCCAGCAACTGCCCAGCCGCCCGGAAATCCGTCCAGTCCCGGAAGCGGAACCCGTGCGCGCGTCCGCGGCGGGCGTAGAAGAAGGCCAGGACCTCGGCGACATCGGCGCGCGAGCGGATGCCTGTCGAGACATTCCATTCGCCGCGGGAGCGCTGCCATTGCGCCACGCGCTGCTCGCGGCCGCTTTGAGTGGCGGTGATCGCCGTCAGGAACCGCGGCCCGCCACTGGCCCCGTAGGCGATGGTGGCCGGGAACTGCACATCGTGAAAGTCGGTCATCGGATCTCCTACCGGTTGCGCCGTGCCCGCGCGATCGCGCGGCTCATCTCGGCGGTGATCTGGCCCTGCGAGCGCCGGAAGCTGTCGGCATCGGGCGTGGTGATGCTCATGTTCACGGTGACGCCGCCGCCATTGCCGCGGTCGCCGCCACCACCGCCGCGCTGCGTCTCGGCGACCTCGCGGCGCGACAGCACCCGCTCACCGCGCTGCAGGATCGCGGGGACCTCGTCCGGGCGGAGCCCGACCATGCCGCCCGCGTGCAGTCGGGGTGCCCCGGCGAAGGCCATGGCCGGCACTTGCCGCTGCGGCAGCGCCGAGACACCGATCACGCCGCCCGAATGCGCCACCGCCGCGGTGAGACTGCCTCCAAGCCCGCCCCCGATCCCGCCGAGCGCGCCGCCCAGCCAGTTGGCGAGCGGTCCGAGCACCGCCGAGCGCAGCGCGATGCGGGTGATGTCCTCGAGGATCGAGTTCGCCAGATCGCGGAAATCCACCTTGCCCTTCGTGACCAGCGCCAGAAGCGCGTCCTCGGCCCCGCGGAACGCACTGACCAGCGCATCGCCGATCTGGCGGCCGGTCTCCATTGCACTGTCCGCATGGCCCTGAAGGCTTTCTGTGACCGCGTCCCAGCCCCGCGCTGCCGTCTCTCCCGCCGCCGCGATCGCGTTGCCGGCCTCCGTGGCCGCCGCAGCCGCGCGCCCCGCGGCACCGCCGCTACCGGAACCAGCTGTTGCACCGTCCCTGCCAGCACCAGAGACGCCATCGAAGGCCTCACCGATCCCGGCCACGGAGTCCGCCGCCCCATCGGCCGCCTCCGAGGTCCGGGCCAGCACCTCGCGGATCGCCGCGACCGACTCCAGCGGCCCGGTTGCCGCGGCGCGCAGTTCGTTGGCCACGCCGCGCAGGGCGTCCTGCGTCGCACGCGCCTCATCGGCATAGGCCCCGAGCCCGAGATCGGGGACCTGGTACTCCCGCTCGAAGGCTTGCGTGAACGCCTCCGCCGCCCGGCCGCCGGCATCACGCGCCGCGCCTGCGAACCGGGCCTCAAAACCTCCAAGACTGACATCGTCCAGCGCCCCGATGCGCAGCCCGCCGTCGCCCACGGCCCATGCCGGCAGCGCGGCGAGCACCGTGTTGATGCCGGCGATGAAGCGGTTCACGCGCCCGATCACCGCGTTCAGCATCCGCTCCACGCCGCGCACCATGGCATTGGCCGCACCGGTCACAACCTCGCCCAGCACTACCGGCAGATCGGACCAGATCGCGCTTGTTGCTGCAAAAGCCCGGCGCCAGGTGTTGATCATGAGCGACGCCCCGCGCGCCACCGCGTCCAGGCTGGCCTGCACGCCGTCCGCCACGCTGGCGCGGATCCCCGCCCAGGCGGCGGCCACCGTCGCCCCGAGCGCCTGCGCCCCGGTGCCCATGCGGTCCCAGGCCTCGACCGCCACGCCGCGCATGAGATCCAGGGCGTTTGAGAATCCACCCGCCGCCGCGACCAGCCGACCAAAGCGCAGGATCAGCTCCTGCGCGCCGATCACCAGCGCCACAAAGGGCAGCCGGATCAGCGCCCCGCGCAGCACCGCGAGCGCCGTGGCCAACCCGCGCACGCTGACAGCTGCCACTGCCAGCCCCGCAACAAAGCGCCCGGCCACCAGCCCTGCAACCGCCGCGACCGTCGCCGCCAGCCGGTCGAGATTGCCCAGCACCAGCTCTATAGCGCGACCCACGGGCCCGCTGCGCTCGGCAAGTGCGGCCATCGCATCGGCCGCGGCCTCGAGCGCCGGGGCCGCGGCGACCGCCAGCTGGTTGGCCAGCCCGCGCCAGATCAGCCCCAGCCGCGAGATCGCATCGTTGGTGCGCTCGATCTGTGCGGCGTCCTGCGCGGAAACCACCACCCCGAAGGCGCGCACGTCTTTCGTCGCCTGGCGCAGCGTGGCGCTGTCGATCCGGCCCATGGCGATGGAGCCTTCCTCGCCGAAGAGCTGGCCTGCGACAGCGGCGCGCTCGGCCGTCGGCACGAACTCCTCGATGGCAGCATTGATCGCCCCCACACGCTCATCGAGCGGCAGCGCGATCAGATCGGTGGCCGACAGCCCCAGCCG